GGGCCTAACAGTTTCACTCGGCAACTGTTTGCGAAGGGGATGTCTGTGCTGGTAGTGGGCAGCGATGGAAGAGGATACCCACCTCAGTACTGGCCAGAGTGCCGAACCTTTCGCCAAGGTATGCAATCCAATCTTCTCATTCACGATAACGTCACGCGTTTGTATGAGGATTCACCCTATCAGACAAAACTTGACTTTTCCCGCGGCACTTGGGGTGACTATGCGACCACGCTTTCCATTGCGCCGGTGGCATAACTGATCTCCTTCCGCTGAAAACCTTGTCCTAGGAGCAAGATTGACATGAAAATATGGCAAGCCACCCAAATCGCAGACAGGTCTCGCAACGGCGAACTCATTCCTGTCGAGCAACTGTCTGAGGCAACTCGGGTGCTTACGGAAGCTTACCGTGAAGCCTTGGAAGAGAATGCGACGGTAGCCGCCCCTGTGCATGTCGAAACCACCGTTGAAGCTCCTGTGATGAAAGGCCAATGGGTTGGGGGTTATTTCATTTCGGATACCCATGACTATCCCGAACTCGTCAAGCTAGATTTTCCGCACGGTCCTATTTTCGTTCCGAAGTAGGGCTTCAGCCGTTTGAGAACGTGTAGCCGTTGACGAAAATGACGCAGACCGCGTTATCAGGGAGATTAGTCCCTGAGTGCGCGAACGTCGCTGTCATCTGGCGGTTTGCTGGGAGGGCTGTCCAAGCGTCAACATCCGAGGCGGCCCAACCGTTTTGCGGGTAAAGAGACTGGTTCAGAAAATTCCCTGATGGCGTTGAGCAGACCAAACCGCCTATGACCTGCACACAGGCAGGTGCATGAAGTTCAGCATCGACAAGGAAGTGCGAAAGCAATGCCTGAGGAGGTATCCACTTCGATAGGTCGAAGGCCATCGTCGGATAACCCGCGCCTTCAATAAGCGGAGGCGTTGGGTAATTGACGACGTTCCCGCGGACCTGGATATTAGAATACGACTGCCCCAGCATCATCGGCTTGCAGGTCGCTGCGTCTATCATCGGGATAGGGAATGCAGGCGCGTAGGATGTGAATCCGGTTGGCAGGATTGGCCCCGTTGTGCCGCCAGAATTCAGATCTATCGGTCCTATCTTGCTGTTGATCGTCGAAAGACCCGGCGCCGAGCCCCAGATGAAATAGAACCAGACGACATCGCCAGCGGCGTAAGCTCCCGCATCGCGGGCGCCAGGGCCCGTTGAATTGATTGCACAACCAAGGCCTGAGGGAGCCGTGGCTGTGTGTTCTGTACTGCCCGTAACCGGGTTGTAGAGCGTCACGAAATCGGCGCTAAGCCGCATTTGGACAGTCGGATATGTCGCGTCATTGTCGGCGTGGAGATTTGCTGTGCGCCACATTTCTAGGCGTCTCCCTTTGACGCAGGCGTTGACGCAGGCGGTGGCGAATACTCTTCGCCGTCCACCAGCCATCCCGCTTCTATGCCGGTGACCGCCGAAACGTCCCTGACGTCTAGGCTTGGATGCAACACAGGCTTCTCGGGAAAGAGTTCCCAAACGACGCCGTCTATGATCAAGGCAAACATGCGATATCCTCAATATTCCAGAATGATGTAGCCAGCACCGCCGGCACCGCCAGCATTGCCAGTGCTGGTGACGACAGATGCGCCGCCCGTGCCGCCGCTGCCTGGAAAATTGCCAGCCGAGCCGGGGCCATTGATATTCGGGCTGTTGATGCCGCGACCAAAACCGGGAGCGCCGCCGATCCCCCCACCGACAGTCGTTGCGGCATATTGAATAGCCTGGCCGCCGCCATTACCGGCGAGCGCGATCTGGCCGCCAGAACCGCCTGTTCCACCACCTGCCAGAGTACCGCTGACGGTGTTCAGTACGCCGGTCGACCCAGTTCCCCCGATGGCACTGCAGAAGGCGTCGAATGAAGAAGTCCCACCGTTGCCGCCGCTGGTGGGCGCGCTGGTGCCGCCGGCGCCGCCAGCGCCAATCGTAATTGTGTAGACGGTACCGGGAACGACTGTGAATGTGCCTTCGCGATATTCACCGGAACCACCGCCAGGGGCTCCCGCGACAGCGGTAGTATCGCCAGCGCCACCTGCACCACCACCACCAGCCCAGACCTTCGCACGGACGCGCGTGGTGGTGGCCGGACATGTCCACGTCGTCGAGGCCAAGAATGGAACGATATTGCGTGGCGCCACCTGGATAAGTCCAGAATTTGCGATGTCACTGACCGCCAGACCATTGATGCGCCAGTTGGTGCCATCATAGATCAGCGGCATGTAACCAGTGACGTCGCCGGCGGCTACCGCTGCGGCATTTTGCTTGACGATTGTCTTGGCGCCTAAGGCGTTGACGTTGAGTGTCGGCGTGGTGGTCGTGTTCGCCGTGCCGAAATTGACAACGATCTCCATACTGGTCGTCAGCGCGGCCGGAGCCGGCGTCAGCGTCGCGGTGAAGACATTGACCGAGCCGCCAGCGACGGCCGAATTCATCTTCCCGTTCTGGATTGATCGTTCGAAGGATGTCGCAAAGTTGGCGACGTTGCCATCATCCAGTGCATCAAATCCGCCGATGTCTCCGACGAACTGACCGAGCGCTGCTGCTGCAACGGAGGCTTGACGCCAGACAGAGTTCAAATCCATCGACAATGCGGTTCCAGCCGTGAAACCGCTAAGACGGGCGGCAAGAGCTGAGTAGTCCGCAGGCGTATGAACGTTAGCTCCGCCCGCCGTGGCGAACGGAAGATACTGATTCGTGGTCAAGGGGATTTCTCCGAGAGATCAGGAGGTGAAGTATGTGGGATCGACGCCCCACGCTCCGACGTCGAAGCCGGATACGTATTGGTTCTCGACATCGAAGCCGAAGAGCGGCGCTCCGTTCAGGGAGGTCACCTCGTAGTGCGCAAGAACGCCTTCCGGCTTAAGGGGCAGAAACCCTTGTTCAAGCAGGGCAAGAAAGAGGATTGAAGGGATTGCTCCGGCGATACCAACCGTCATCGACATGTTGCCATTGTCCGAAACGAAAATCAGCGTTCCAGGCGATTGCGCGAAGATGAGATTGAAAGCAGCAGCGGCCGTCTCAACGGTTCCATCCCAATTGTTGGCCGCTATTTTGGCCCGAAGGAATAGACGATAGGTATTGTCATCAAGCCGAGTAATCCCTGATGCGGTATCGAAGGGACCGCGCCAGACGCCGAGATCGAAACCCTTCGTAGCCGAGTCGAACGTGAACCAAGCGTTGGCGATCGGGATGGGGATAAATCGAGATCGTCCGACCCATTCGCCAACGGCGTCAAGTTGCGCTCCGATCGCACCATCGAGATCGAAGTCGGATGGCATCCCCGCAATCACTGACTGCAGATCAGCCATCGGCTTGACGAGCGCAATCAGCTCAGACGTGAACTTCGGCTGCCCGCGCCAATACGACGTCATGCGGCCGGTATAATCATCTACCGTTGCCATCAGGTCACCGTGATTGTCACGTTTACGAGGGCTGCGGTTGCAGCCTCATTGAATGTCAGAGGAACGTCTGGCGTTCCTGCTCCGCTCGTGCGAGACAACGCCAAAGACGACATCCTGAACGTCGCAGCACCGGAGACCGACTTGGCTGCGGTAATTGCACCATCCCACTCGACCGTGCCGCTAGGCTGCCCGCCTATGCCCGTAGCGTTGATATAATCGACGACCGCCTGCTTGATGGACGTATCAACAGCGGTCGTGTAGCCGGTAAGTGCTTTCAGGGCGATTGCGACCGTGATAGTTACGGCTGTCGGCCTGAAAAAGTTTATCGTCCGAGAAATCCCGTAGACGTCGGTGACTGTCTCGCTCGTAGTGCCAAACGTTGGGCCACCGATAGACTTTCTTGCGGCAATCGTATTCGCAATCGTCTGAGCATCACCGCCTTCGACAACGATGGCGAGGGCGTTTGCCGGTATGCCGTGGCTATCCGTGGTGATCGTGTCGTTCTCATAAGGCTGATAGCGCGTCACGCCGGTGATTTCAGCGATTGCTCCCATAATCCCCTCAAGGATCGTGTTGGAAGGCAACGCAGTTGATGTCGTCTGACGCTTGCGTAGAGCCGGGTCCGACTCTACCGGAGCGCCGGCCGCCGCACTGGACGCATTGTTAACCGTCTGCCAACCACGAGTCGGTGTCGCGATATTGGTGATAGTGTTCGGGGCCGCCGCCTGCGCACCGATCGAAGCAGCCGTAGCCGTAGCAATGATCGTGCCAGCCGGAGGGATCGTGACGCTTGCTGGAAGTAGCCACTGATTGCCATTGGCGTCAGCGGCGATGCCGTTCGAGATCGTGGTGCCTGCTTGCCCGACAATTGTCAGGTCGACCGAAGAAAAGCTGGCGATGTTGCGGGCTATCCCGTTGATTTTGACGACGCTAGATAGTCCGGCCCCCTGCGCTGTTGCTGGCGAGAAAGCGTTATATGCTGCGGCGACAGCCGCATTGGAATCGGAAATGGCGAGCGCGTAAATTCCAAGAAGCTGGCCGTCCTGGCTATCGTTGCCCAGATACACGTCGGCGCCATAAATGCCACGATACTGGCCCTGCAGATAGGTCAGAACATCATTGAAAGACGGCACATGGATACCTGTGGCATCGATTGTGCAAACCGGCGTTGTTGCCATTACATGGTCTCCGCGATGACCACTTGGCCATATTGGGTGTCGACCGTCGCATTCGCCGAAAAGGCGCGCGTATCGCGATCAAGATTGCTGGAATAGTCGGAGATGCCTGTCACGCCTTGAGTTCCAAGGATGCGCGATCGGATGGTGGGATCACGCGTCGAGCCGGTATATTTGCCGAGCACGCGTGTCTTCCACGGCGTGCCGTCCGTGACGTCGAGAAACCACTCTCCGAGCTCCATATGCAGCCGAGTGACGACCGCTTGAGCCGGAGCGTCAGGAACGTCTCGCCAGAAGTCGGACTGCTGGTGACCGAAGATCCTGTCTCCATTCGCGTCCAGTTTTCGATATCGCATTGGTGCCCCTTAGACTGGCGGCCCGGTATTGCTGGCGCCTGCCGTAACGCCGGTGTGCTCGTGCGTAGAACCGATGTCGTGACCGTTGTGTGTGATAGTGCCGCCCGTGAAGGCGATCCCTGCTGGCGTCATAGCCATCGACACGCCGCTAGACGTAAGCGTGAGCCCCGTACCTGGATGCAAATCTATGACGTGCAGACCATCGTCAGAGCGGATCTGCGTCGACGTCGAGCTGACACCGGACAGTGCCCGCGGCGTGGACCTAAAGCCCATCATCGCAAAGCCATCCGATAGATCGTGCATGCGGGCATCGATTTGCGGCTGCACGCCGCCTTGCTGGTGCCATGCGTCAACCGGACGAGACGAGAAAGTGACCAGCGCCTCATCACCGGTCTTCACCGGAAACGTCATGCTGACGCCGCCGCCGCCTGGAAACTGCATCGGCACGTTCGGCAAGACTGGCAGATCAACCGCAGTAGTGGTGCCATCCGGATTGCGCTGTATCGACTTTACAGTTGGCTGGAACGTCGCGTGCTGACCGTCTGCATCGACACTGACAACCACGCAAGGCAGCGACGTCCAGACTTTGGCCAGTCGCTCGTCGAGCATAGCTCGCGTCGTCTCTTGGTGGTCGCCTAAGCGCTCTCTGACATCCATTATTGCGGATCCACTGAAATGCCCTTAGGCACGAGCCCGAGCGGAATTGGTCCCTTGCCATCTGCGCGGATGCACAGCATGTCGGAATACCAAGTGTCCCCGCGCGTATCGCCGGCGTGGGTGACCATAAGAACCTTGTAAAAGCCGTCATCGGCCTTCGTCGGGATCATAGAATTGCTGACCTCGCCGAGGTAGTCGGCGCTCAACTTGGCGTCCTGAATGTCGTTCTGGTCGATCTGAATGAGCGTACCCGGCCCGATCATCGGATTGAGCAGTGACCGCACCTGAATGCCGTCGATTGTCTGCGTCGGAAGCCCGATCATGCCAGTGCGCGAATTCAAGACGATCGCGCCGCCTGGCGACGCCTCAGTATCCTTGACGATTGTGAGCTGGTTGTTGCTGATGCTCCAAGACGTGCCTGTGGAGATCGCGATAGTTCGCAGGACGTCGCGCGCCATTCCGAACAGCACCCTGCCCCGCGGCATCTTCTTGGCGCCGAGGTCGGCCATATAGCCCATCGTGATGCCGTAGGGCTTCATGGCTTCAAACGCGACCTGCACCTGATCTTTGTAGGTATGGCCGGCCGCAAGCGTCTTGTTGACGACCGCGTGGTTGTAAGCCTGGTCGCCACCTTGAGCGAGAATGTTCAGATAGGTATCGACCGGGTTCTCTCTACCGGTGCGCTTCTGAATGATCTGGCCTTTGAAGATCAGGCCATAGCCACTCTCATAGCCAGCCTCGAGCGTTACGAGAGTGCCCTCGCCCTTGATGCGCTGCTGCGTCTGATCGGACAGGTTGGAAATTGTGATATCGCCGACATTCGGCGTCTGTAGGGTGTGCTGATCAACCGTGAACCGGATGCGAAGTTGCGACAGGTCAACCGTCTCCCCGCCTCCCTCAACGGTCAGCCGGCATGCGCGAAGCCACTGCTGGGTCATGGCGTCACGAAGTAGAGATGGCCCTGAAGGCCCAAATTCTGGAATGTCGGGACTGTGTCCGGATCGCCGTCTGTCTGAACGAACAATTGACCGCCAATCCCCAGGTAATCGTATTGCTCCAATAGATCGTGACCGGTCACGAGCGGCACGCCGCAAAGGATATTGTTCTCAGCATTGTCGGCAATGTCTATCAGCCATCCGCCATCGGTCGCGTCGATATAGCGGAGCGTCAACTGATATGAGACGCCGGCGAGCAGGATGGAAAAAGTTTGCGGCGAAGGCGTCAGCGGAATTTCATAGGTAGTGGACACCGTTGCCCCTCTCGACTTTTACGTGAAATATGATATGTGCGGTTGAGAACAAGAGGGAACAAATGACCGAGGTAGCCACAGCATCATCCGAACCAACGCCACATCCACTGTGGCGTCGCGCAATAGCGCCGGTCGTTGGGTTAGCTGCTTTCTACTTTTTGGTTGTCGGAGTGCCTGGAATGGGCAAGCCAACCTGTCACAGTTCAATTTCTTCGGTCGTGTCGGCATCCAAGGAAAACGGCAGCGCTCTTCTTCCGAAGATCATCGACGTCGTCGACGAGCAGACGCTGTCCGATAGCGAAGACGGACTTCGATGCACCGGCACGGCTGTCCTCTCGAACGCAATGAAGCAGCCGATCACATACGGGAATTACAAGGTGTCCGATAAATGGTTCGTCAAGGTTGAACCTGCCGGCCTTCCTACTTCTTAGACGCCGCCAATAACAAACCCGTTAGGGGCGGTTTGCAGCTGCTTTGCGCCCGTATTCACCACGCCTGCCGTCTGTTGCGGCGATGCCTGCTTGTCTTGCGCCGGCGCAGATGTCGTCGCGGTATCTACAATGATGATCTCGCGCAGCCCTGCTGTCACATAAAGCGCATGTTCGCTGTGTTCGTCCGTGGTGACCTCAAGCGACCGCACCAACATGTTCGAATAGTGCCGCTTTCCGGTGAAGACATCGAACGGCTGGCGCGTTGCCTGAAGCTCGAGGAATTCCTCATACACCGCCTGGACGTAACCTTCCTCGCCAGCCGAAGAGTTAGACCAGCCGCAGCGGATCTCTACCTCGGACGGCATCTTGAAGGCATGGTCTGAAATGGCAGCACCGCGCTCGACCGGATGATCTGTGATGACCAACTGATCGCGGTGCGCTTCTTCGACGACAACGTCAGGAACGAGCGTGCCGATGACGCGGACAGGCGAGAAGATCAGTGCGAATGCATCGTCTAATAGGCTCACCGCACCGCCCCCTGCATGTTCCGCTGCATCGTGAGGTTCACGAGATGCTGTTTCTTCTCGATCGCGCTAGCCGTAGCCGTCGGATCGGTCGCGCCGACAACGTTAATATTGGTCGTCTGCTTCACGTTGGCGCTATTACCCGCCGCGTTTGGACCGGAGCCGAGCGGCTGGACTGAGAAGTCCGTATTCGCCGGAATGCGGCCGGCCCAGCGATTGGCCATCATGCCGCGCGTTGCTGCGTCACCGACCTGATTGAGCGGCCTCTCGTAGTACTTCACGCCCACGGCAGCTGCTTCAGCGGGCGTCTGGACGTTTTTGAATGCGTCCCAAGCTTGGCGAGCCTGGCCGTCCGGACCCTGCGTCATCTCCCAATGGGCAGCCCTCAACATGTCGCTGTGCGATGTCTTGCTCGACCAGACGTCAATACCGGTCCCGGCCAGGATCTGGTCACGCCGCGGCTTGTGCCATTGGAATGAACCACCAGCCTGATTGTTGTCGCCGACGTTATGCGGATCGAAGCCTGACTCGCCTTCTTCGTTCGCGACCATGCCGAGAGCGGCATTGTGCGAAAGGCCCTTCTGGCGCCAAAACTTATAGGACTCGAGCGCATTAGCGTTCTGCCCAGACGATGGCACGCCACCACCACGCTCGAATGCGTTGACCTGTGCGCTTGATCCAGCTGTTGCCATCTGCTGTGCGCTGGGCCATGGCGGGATCGGATTCGATGTGATCCTTACCGGCCTCCAAAATGGCAGCCGTAGCGCCGATACCGGCAGCACCCCAGCCAAGTAGGCTTGCCACGCCGCCAGATCCGCCACCACCACCTAGTAGAGCCAGCAAACGAATGAGCTTGCCGAGAGCGTAAGCACCAACAAGCGCCTCGATAGCAACTGTCAATCCGTCTTTGCCGACGATAGATTGTGTAATCTTGTCAAAGCCTTCCCATACGGGCTTCAACTCATCTACGAGCTTGCTAAAATCTGTGGCGACATTGCCGACGACAGTCCCTATTTGGATAAGTGCTTTTTCAATCTCAGGCCCATGGTCGACAACCCATTGGCTGAATTCGTTCATCAGCCTTGTCATGGCCGGCTCAAGATCGGTGAGGATCTTGGCAACCACCGTTTCAATGGTGGTTTGAGCCTCGCGCATCGAGTTCATGAACTGCTTGGCGGAATCCGCTGCCTTCTGGTTGTCAAAACCGAGGCTCTTTTGCAGCGTGTTGTAATGCTCGAGGTTGCGCTGTAGATCGCCGCTCATAAGCGCGCGCATCGTGTTTTCGTCGATGCCTAGCGCGTTGGCGTATTGCAACGCCTGCGCATAAGGCTTGCGGCTCAGCGCCTTGCCGAGATCCTCCATGATGGCGACCTGGTCGCGCATCTTGCCGTTCTCGGAGGTGTTGACGCCCAAGGAGCGCAACATCGACGCGTATCCGGGATTGCTCCGCAGATGCTGCCCGAAGGCCTCAATGGCGCCCCTCGCGCCCTCATACGTGCCGCCAAGCTGAGAAACAGCGTAGGACAGGGCTCTGATATTCTCGACGGATGCGCCGGTGCGCTCAGATGCCCAATACAGGCCGTCGAAGCTCTGCGCCACTCTCTGAAGGCTTTCGCCGACAACGCGAGCCATATTCTCAACGGCATCCCCAAGCAACTTTGCCTGAAGCATAGCGCTCCGCATGCTGCCTGTGAACTTGCGCTCAGTCTGGTCATCGACCGTGAAGCCGAGTTTGACGAGGAATTCGCGGATTGTCTCCGAGTTGGCCATCCGCTACTCCGTCATTTTCGCTTGCTGGCCTCTTGGGATCGGAACTGGTTCTCGTCCCGCACATCGAGCGCTTCGTTCATGCGCGCGACATCAACGAGACTGAGCGTCCCGTCGACGAGGCTTTCATATCGGCAGTACCCACGCTCAACCGGCCGGAAGAGCCAGTCCTCCCCATCGGGCAGCGCTACCGGCTCGAAATCTACGCCGTGGTTGCGTCTTTCGATCTTGACGGGAGCGCGGAGGAGAAAGGGGCGATCGAATCCATGATGACGTGGAATGTCACATGAAGCATCGTCCCCATATCGATATCATCGAACATTGGACGCTTGGCGGTTAAGCTCCAGATGTTTGCCCAGCCCCGGCCACCGGCTTCTTCGCGCGTGGTCACTGCCATGCACGAACCGATGATATATTCGCTATCTGCGTCGCTCATTTTCGCGATAACATCGGCGATAGGAGAAAGGGCATCGATCGAAAATCCATCTGCCTTAGACAAAACGTCCCGCAGGCTGTCCAGGATCGGCGCAAGACGGCGGACGACGTGAAATTGCGTCATCGCGTCCATCTTGCCGACCTTGTAGTTGCGGCTTCCGATCGTGAAATCAGAACTCATGCATCACCTCAGATCGCGGCCGGCTGACCATTGCCGAGTTTCTCGTCAATGTAGACAGCGTTGAAAGCCCATTCGTTCGTGCCACCATCCTTTGCGTAGGACAGGTTGGGAGCTTTGCGGAACGCCACTTCACGGCATTGCACGCTATCGCCGCGGACTGGGTCACGAACGGAGATGTTGTTCTGCCCGTGATTTGCGGACGACTGCTTTTGGAAATTGTACATCTCCATCAGCAAGGCATTGGTAGGGCTCGTTTTCAGAAGATGTAGGGTGACGGTGCCGCTATTGCCGGCGTGCAGCGAATGCATGCCGGAGCCATCGGCACCGATCGTCATTGTGTCCTTGTCTTCTGACATGGTGATGGTGATGCCTTCTTCGGCCGCACCAGATCCATTGCCAAGCGAGAACGAACCGCCCGGGCCATTGATGGCCGCGCTGCAGTCCATAAAGGAATACGTGCTCATTGATTATGCTCCGAGATCAGCGGTTGACGTTGATGAGGACGTTTGCCGAATGGACGGCTCCGGCCAGTTTTGCCGCGACCTGAATGGGAACTGACTTGCGTGCCTCGCGGTCAGACTGGCTCTGCGACGAAACGAGCGGCGCATAGACATAGAATCCGGAGGGAAGCGTCTGGCCCTGCTTGAGTTGTCCGAACCCAGCCGTATTCCACTGACCTGGTGCGACGAGGCCGTTATTGACTGCTCGCGCCATGGTGGCTTCGATTGTGGTGACGATCAGGTGCGTGCCGTCATCGGTCTGTGGGATCTTCGTCGGGCTCTGGTAGAGCAGATTGAAGACGTCGACTTGAACCGCGTTTTGCAGCCAGTCGGTGCCATGGACTTCATCGAAGAAGTAGCCATTTGCCATCACGCCTTCTTGAATGATCGCCGTGCCGTTGTTGTAGTTGATGAATACGTTAACGCACTTGGCCTTCAGCGTGGCAGCCTGCGTCTCGGTAAGCGTTTCGGCAGCGATGCCAGGCTCTTGCTTGAACTTGAGCGTGATCGTCGTGTTGTTCGCTTCAAAATTTACCGTGAAGGCGCGACCGTAAATCGACGCGACAGCATATGGGCTCGATGCCGAATACTGCGAGAACGTCCGCTTGTAGGCGAGATTTTTCAGAACATAACCAAGGTCGGTAGTGCTCGTCGGGTCAAGGACGGTAGTCGTGATAATCGTGATGCCGAAGATATGGCTCTGCGATGCGCCCTCAATATAGGCAGCAACGGCAAGATAGCTTGCATCGTTCTGCGGAGTAGCGGTCGCGAATTCCAAGCCGTACCACTCATTCGACATGTTGTCGAAGATCTGCGTGGCAACGAGCGCAGTCTCGGCGACGATGCCGGCAACTGGAACAGATGCAACGCCAGTCGTGAGGCCGAGCTGAGCCGAGACGTCGACGCCGGAGCCGGTTGCGGAGGCATAGCCAACTGCAGACGAAGCGCCGGTAGTGCCGCTCTTGATGATGAACCGGCCGTTGACGCTGTCCCAAAGGCAGGTTGCTCCGGCAAGTGCGGTCGTGATAACAGCAGCAACGCCGTTCAGGTTCGTCTGTGTGGCGAAGTTGAGAGCCGAAAGCGTCTTGGTCACGCCATCGACCTGGATCGACATGGATCCGGTCGTGATCGATGTCCATGCGGACATAAGCTGCTGCGTCGGCGTGAGTACGCCACCATTCAAGCGGCCAGCCGTTGCTGTCTGCGCCCAGCGGCCGATGTATAGAATTGCGGGCTGCGGCGACTGATCGAAAAACAGCTGGGCGGCCAGATATTCAGGCGCCGTCGTTCCGAAGTCATTTGCTACGCCGGTAAGGCCGCTGTATTGGCGAATTCGTTCATTCGTGTCGATGACATCGGAAGAGCCAGCGATCAATAGAGCGCCGAAATTGCGCGTTGGTGCCGCCAATGGGGCCAAGTTGACCGACACATTTACGATGTCGCTTACGTTCAGGCCAAGTGCCATTGATTAGGATCTCCTAGGGCGTTGCCCACTCTTGCGAGCGGTCTTCTGCGTGGATTGTCCCGGCCGCCGAGAGGAGGTTGAGGACGTCGTAGGTGCGGGTGACTTGGCGCCGGAAGCGGATCGTCAGGTCGTAGCGTCGGATCCACTGGTCGTTGACCAATGCCGGGGCTGCGGTGATATCGGTGGCGTCGTAGAGCGCGAGATTGTTCGCGTAGAGCGTTTCGCGGTTTTGCGGGATGCGCAGACCATCGCGAAGTATCGCGGCGTAGCCCTGCCCCGAGGGTCCATAGAAACTGGCAAGAACCTCGATAGTCTCGTGATTCTGCTCTTCATCGTAACCGTTGCCATCCGAGTGATGGATGACGGCCGAATAGGTATCCGCTTGCGTCCGCACCACGCCGATCGCGCACCAGTTCGTGGTGGCTGGTGGCTGGCTGCGAGGCGTTGGCGTCCACCGAGGACGCACAAGATCATCGTCAAGGCCGGTAATGCCGACAACGACAGACTGCAGTTGATCCTCAAGCGCAGTGTCTTCGGCGGGTTGCGTAGATGTAGGGGCAAGGAAGCCGCCAGTAGCACTCGTGTTGCTCATGGGGCGGCCTCAACCAAATTCTTGAGAGTGCACGCTGCGATCACGAAGCCGGAGCCGAAGGTGCTCCAGTCATTCAAACCACTGACGATGTAGTCGCGACCGAGGTACGTGATGACGTCTGCCTGCGTCGTTTCCGACGTCGTGGTCAGCCGGAACCTCGTGTGAACGAGCACCGTGCCAGCGACCATCGCGAGCTCTGGGAAATACTTCATCACGTCGCCAGAACCGGCCGTAACAACAGCCGGAACATTGGGCGTGACCGTCGGCGTGATTGTTGCCCTGCCATGGCCTGCGGGTGTCTCAACAAGGCGCGTGACTGTAATCATGCTGACGAAATCGGGATCGTCGAGCACGTCTGTGACGTCTAGGGTCGGCATTTATTTCCCTTTTTCGACGATCACATACGTGATACTTTTTCTCAATTGACCGGTGTCGATCAATGGCTTTTCGCCGGTCCTGCCGCGCTTCTTGCGCTGTGCAAGCGTGCGCGGTGCCAGCGGCACGAACGGACCTTCTTCGATCTTCGCGCGAACCGCGTTCTGTGCGGTAAGGCCGGCCTTGTTCAGGGTGATGTCCGCCGCATTGGGGTCGCCAGCCAGTGCCTTCCGCGCGCCAGTTTCGAGCTGCTGACCGATCCTGTCGCGCGCATCCTGAACACCAGGAACAAGGAATGGACGCGCCGGAATGTTCTTCTCCGGCATGCCGAATTCCATCACGTAGCCAATCTCGGCATTCGAAATCGGTTCGTGCTTTTCACCTGGCTCTGGGTCGCGACCGGCGTTGGCGTCGGGGATACCGACAAGGACTTCGGTTTTCGTCAATTCTCGGATCTGGCTCATGACCTCGGCCAACATGTCCTTGGTCATCGTCACGCTGCTTTTAGCCATCAGAGTTGATAGCCGCCGGCGCCAAATATCGAGACGAATTCGAGATAGCGCGTTCCGTAGGTCGTTAAATTGTAATTGCCGCCGCCCTCAACTGAGGCGACGGTCGTGTCGTAGGACTTCGATACATCCGCAACCGCTTTTGCTGAAACAACGCCGCTCGACTGCCCCGGAATTGCACCGGCCGCAACGGCGATCGCCGACTGTTTCCAGAGCACAAGGTTATGGGCGACCAGGAGTTCGATACCGAAATCCGTGAGGTCTGCCCATCGATCCAGACTGACAAGCTTTGATGCGATGCCAATCCAGAAGTTCACCTGGGTGTCAGGGTAAGCCGTGGTGTCTGCAAATTCGGGGAAGTCCGCGCGGAACGTCGCCGCATCGGTCATGGATTACGCCTCGGCCTCTGGCTTGCTCAGCTGCATCGCAGGAAGGTCAGTGACCTCAGGCTCTGGCTTGGGATCATCCTTGGTGGCGATGGCTAGAGCCTGCTTCGCCGATGTCGCGATGGACTCCTGGATCTTTTCTTCGACTGCCCGCTGGCGCGCAACATCCTCGGCGACCTTTGCCGCAGCCTCTACAGCCTGGCGCGCTGTATCAGCCTCAGCTGCCTCCGCCAGTTTCTCGCTTTGAACGCGAGCATATTCCAGGCTGTCGGGCTTGGGCTCGGATTCGAAACCAACGACGTGAGCCTGGACGAACCAATGGTCCGCAATTTCCTTCTCGACAATTTGCACGCCGGCCTCAAAAGCCTTGACCTTGCCGTTGTCCATGTTGAGCACGAACGCGTGCGAGATATTCAGTTTGGGCATCTTCATCTCCTCTAAGAGTGGGCGGTGGGCAACTTGTCGTCACCCACCGAACGCAGTGGCTTAGAGGCCGTCTGCGTAGCCAACCGTTTCCGGATAGCGAGCTTCGATCTGACCGAGACGACCGAAGTAGGTCGTGATCTGGTAGAGCGAGCGGTATTCCAGCGGAGTGCGCTGCAGCGGGACCATCGGGAACCGGACGTACTTCGGATCCTTGGTGTAAGCCACCATGCGGTCTGTCGAACCAGCGCCGCGGCCAGGAAGCCACTTCAGCGGCTGAATGTTCAGCGGCTTGCCGTTGATCTGAAGCGACAGCGAGTTCTGACGAAGGAACTCGAGGATGGAGATGTTGCCGGCCGAGCTGACCTTCTGGGAAACCAGATAGCCAAACTGTGCAGGAGGAAGGCGGAGATCGGTCGGAGCCTGAGCGTAACCGGAAGCGGCCCAGACAGAAGACAACAGCGTGTTGACGTCAGAGAGGATCTGGTCGGCGGTCTTGTTGATCCACAGCGGAGAGCTGCCGGTACCGGTGCTTGGAACGTTCGTCGGGGTGACGGCCGAAAGGTTCACCAAACCATAGCAGTTCGGCAGCACGGAGTCGCCGATATAGACCTGCTCGTCGATGTCCATCTGATGCTTGAGGTTCAGACCGTCAAGCTTCTGGGTATCGATTGGGCGGCCGAGCTTGATGGCCGATTCCAGTTCAGGAATGGTCCAAGAGAGCTCCATGCCCCACAGGTTCAACGGCTGCGGCGTCTTACCGATGTCGAGGGCGACGGACGAGATGGCGTTGGCAGACTTGCCTACCCATGCCTTGCCGTTCGGATTGATGCCGCCGGCAGCGGCAAAGCTCGAGTTGGTGAACGACGCGACTTCGTCAGCAATGGTGACGTCTTCGCGAAGGTCGACGTCGCGCGACCAGGTGTAGGCAACCAGCGGCTGGTTGATGGTCGGATCGAGGCGCTCGAGCTCGCCGATAAGGAACGAGCCAGCGCTGTCGAGAGTAGCCTGGTCATAGGTGGTCATTGCATCACGCGTGCGAACGCGGATGAGACCGGGAGCGGCAAGCGCCGCCACACCGGACAGTTTACGATCGTGGAACATATATGTCTCCGATGAAGACGGCATTGCCGCCGAGTTTGGTGGGCGTGGGGCATTACTGCCCCGTTGCCGTCCGTCAGATGTTGTAAGCGACTTCGGCGTTGGCGTTGGCGTCAGCCGGGCCCATGAAGACGAGGCCAGCCGGTGCAATCGTCTCGGAACCGGCCAGAACGACGGTGACGTCGAATCCGTCGGTGGCGATGAAGACGGTGGCGCCCTGAGTGACGACGACCTTGATCTGGTTGGTGATCGTTACCGAGTTGCCAGTCGCGCCTCCGATCGTGTAGTCGCCGAGGACAACGCCGGTTGGATCGGTGAGGCGAACATTGGTCGCTGTGGTGAAGCGTAGCGTGTACAGACCCGCCTTGGCATTGGCCTGTACCGGTGTGGTGACGTCAGGAACGTTCGTGCCGTTACCGGTATTGGCGCCCGATGCCTTGACAGCCGAGACCGCAGAAGCGGCGCCGGAAGCAGCACCTTCGATACCGCCGATTGGCTTGCCGCCAGATGCGTTCGCAACGCGGACGTATGCCTGGGCACCCTTGACGACGGTCGCGCCACCATTGAGCTTTACGCTCATGTAGCCGCGCTTCAGAATGTTGCCGACGCTGCCGTCCTGCGGAGGCGTGCCAACGCCGAGACCATCAGAGGAAGTTGCGCCGGTTGGGTATGGACGAACCAGAAGGCCGACGAACGCGGTCGCGGCTTCGGCGCCGACGAACGGTACATAGAGGCCGCTGCCGTTAAGCTTGGCCGGAAGGCCGTATGCGGAGAAAGGAGCAGCAGACGACATCAGGCCCGGTTCGACCGTCGCCTGACCGTGGCTGCGCGAGATGTCACCGGGAATGCCAGCCGGCATGCGGAGAAGAAAAGAAGTCATGTCAGAGGTTTCCCTTACTTGCGGTTCCAAAAATCCGCATTGCGCTTGTTGATGGCGGTGATGGAATGCACATCGTCATCTCTGGTCGCGCGGTCGCGAGTTGCTGCGCCGCCGTTGTTGCCGATCTTTGCGAGTTCGGACGAGCCATTGAAGATGAGCTTCACGGCATCGCAGGTCATCTTCGCGAAGTCGGCGGAATCACTGGTGACGAACGGCGATAAGTGCTTGCGCATGCCGTCGTTCTTGAATGCGACGCCGAGAGCCTTGCGGCGCAGGGCGCACATGCTGTCAGTCGTCTTCTTGGGGTCGGACTTGGCATCGAAGGTCGGAAGCTTGACGCCAGGTGCGAGGATCTCGGCGCGTGCGAGCGTGTCCGTGAACTCGGTCTTCAGCGAAGCGCTGTCACCGGTCTTGGCACTGGACTTGTCGTCCTTTTCCTCGTCTTCCTTGTCGCCCTCTTCGCTGTCCTCGTCAGAGGTAGCTTCGGTGGACGGGCCGGCTTCGATCTTGGCAAGGCGTGCGCCGATGGCTTCGATGGAGGCAGCCAGCGCGGCAAGCTGAGCAGCAACGCCCGTTTCGGCGTCGGGATCGCCGTCATCTTCGGTGGTGGCTTCAGGTTCAGCCTCATCGGCCTTGGCCTGCTTCACCTCGATAACGATGCGCTGGGGAGCGTCTTCGCCGTCGTCGGCCGCCTTCTGGGCAGCATCCATTTCTTCATTGAAAGCCGCTTCGTCGTTCGCCTTGAACGCGGTGCGGATGCGATCCCAGACGGTTCGCTTTACCATTGGTGTTTCCCTTTCTACAGGAATAGTTCGTTTGTCGCCGATGGCGCACCTTGGTCCGCAGCGCCCCTGCTCTACGAGGGCGACGTGGTTACCGATGATATTGAGCTGACGACCGCGGCCGGGCTCAATCTGCTCGTAGTCGGCTTCATAGCCGCACGAGACTTCACGCTTGCCGCTCTTCACGTCGTCGATGGCAGATGCATCTTGGATGATGAGATCAGCCAATAGAAAATCGGCCATGTCGCCATCGCCGCGTCTGACGTTATTGACGACTCCGACTGCAAGCGTGCGCCAATTGATCGGCGTTACGTCCTCGTCGGGGTGATCGTTGGTGACCGGCTTACCCATGAACGATGCCATGGTCTCCGGCCGAAATACTTGGTCCTCGTCGCGTGTGACGCGAATGATGCCATCCCCGGAGGGATCGACTGGCACCTCGCCGGCCGCGTACAACATCTCGCCGACGCGTGCGATCGGGACCGCCTCGCAGACGAGGAAGCCCTCAGGCGTCAAGCGCTGCGTCTCACCGACAACCATTGGCGCATAGAACGTCAATCGTGTCGGTTCAGCTTCGTCGTAGAAAGAATGGCGAACTACCTGAGCGGACGTCATTATTTGTCCTTGTCGTGTCGGCACGGCTATGCCATCGTGAATTGATGTCATTGCCGAAATTCACGCCTGATGAATTGGCCGAAGACCTGGACACTATGGCCAGCGAAGTCTTCGTTTTGACGTTTCCTGAAATACCGAAGGATGAGACGATCGCCGGGGAAGCCGCGGCGTACATTCGATCGGCAACCGAGTTGCTGACCGACATCGCTGAAGACGGCGGCAAGTTCGCTGATCGCGCTCGCGCCGTCATTACTCGTCGGGGATAACCGGCTCTGGATAGCAACGGCAGTTCGGAAACTCTCCCGCGTGACCAACCATGCCGTCAAGCGTTGGTGGCACCTCCCAAGCAACGTATTTTCCAGCCATAGCCTTGTGGGATGGCCTGACGTCGCTGTCGCCAGCGGTACGCCAGATATAGCCCTTGCTGCCCACGTGCTCAGCTCGTGCCCGCGTCAGTTCTGTCGCCGTGCGGCTGACCTCCGTGCGAGCGATCGTATTTGCCTTGCTCTTGCTCACCTCGCCGGTGCGCATGATCTCGGTGGCGATCTCGCTTGCGCGCTTGCCATCCGTGATGCCCTCGATCGTGAGCTTGTGCACGCGTTCGGCCGCATCGATCGGCATAGACTTGATCAGTCGGACCTGTTCAGCGAGGCGCGCTCGCATGACCTGGCCGGTTGGCGCCGTGGCGATCTCCTCACGAAGACCACGCCCCATGCGCTGCGAGACTTCCATCCACGCCTTGCGATCACGTGCGGCCACTTCCGTGACCATCCGCATGGCAACCGACTTTGCCCAACCTTCGATGATCGAACCGTAACGCCGGAGCGCTTCCGAGACCTGAGAGGCAGATGATGTGTCGTTCGGATCGTAGACGCCTTTGACGATGTCGCCGATGTGGCGGGCTACCTTGCGAAGGCGGCCCGCGTATTCCTTTTCGACACGTCTGGCATTGAAAAACGCCTTACCAGCTTCAGTCGCTTGCGACCTGTCGCGGGTCGACCTGCCGCTGATTATCATTTCTCACCGCTAGTCTTGATTGACGTTGCCGGCTCGGCTTCGGACTGCTCCTGCTCGACTGGATCGTTGTCGGGCTGGTCGCCTTCGGGTGTGTCGCCCTCTGGATCGTCAAGCAATCCTTCGGTGCCTGGGGGCATGTCGCCTTCCGCATCCTCGATGTCCTCATCGGAAATATTCGAGAAGATGCCAGTGACGTCGGCCGATTGGCGCAACTCCTTGAGAGCGGCTACGCGCGTGATGATGCCATCGGTAAAGACGCCAGAAACCGCCGTTGCGATGACCTGTGCTGTCTCCGCCCGTTCCTTCTCGCTCAACTGCCAAAGCGGGTTGAACCGAAAATTGAAGCCTGACGGCGGCTCAGATCCGAACTCGGATCGATAGAGCACGTTGAGCAACGTCGTAAATGGCAACCTGAGGCGCCGCTCCTGCTGCGCTGCGATGCTATCGTAATAGTTCCGCAGATCGCTCTCGCCGGTGGAATTCATCCCAGACGGCGACTGGCCGAACAACCGCACAAGCGGAATGTCTAGCGCACCGGACAGCTGCTGACCGAATTGCAGAAGCAGATCAGACAGACCAGCGAACGAATACGAGTGCGCCTCGAATTCGTCTTCGCCATCCATGAGGGTCAGGCCCTCGTTGGATTGATACTTGCGTATCATGTCCATCTGCTTGGTCAGTGCATCGAGCGCGACACCACCGGCCGCGATCACCTTGCGGAGATTGGCAACCTTATAGGTACGAAGATGCGCCTTGAAGACGAGCTGCGCTGCACCCTGCGTAGAGCTGTCGAACGCCACGAGGCGATCATACAGGCGCTCAACGATGCTGAGGCCCCAGCCATTCTCGGTCTGGCGCTGCTGGAATGGCAACTCGTAGCCGTCAATGCGGATGATGCGGCTGTAATGCACGCGCTTGTTCATGAGCGCCGGCGCATTCTGATTGATCGTGTAGAACTCTGGCTGGCCGAGGTACGGGCCGAAATCCTTGACGGGCGTGCCGAGCGATGGCTGAACCATCCATCGGTCTAGCACCAGCAGGCCTTTGAACTGGTCCTTACTGACCGTCTCTGGCCGCAGCGGCGTCGCAACGTCCTGGCCGTCAATCAGCATCACGGCGACGGCGCCACCATAAAGGCGCGACCACTTCACAGTGTCGTTGAGAGCCTGCCAGATTTGCAGCCTGCTCATGGTCTGGTGCAGACGCTCGATGTCGTCAGGATTCGTAGTCCCAGAGATATCAATGCCGGCGCGCGTCATATCCTCAGCAACAACGTCGACGGCCTTACCGACGAGCCATGAGCCGCGGTACATCCATTCGATCTGTATGCGATTGCGCGTGACTGGGTTGAACCCATACGTCGCGCCGCTCGATACGTTGTCAGTGCCGACGCCGACGCGCGCCGAGAAGTTCTGATAGGAGTCCTGCGTTTTTGGTGTGTTGTCGTTTGCGTGGGTCGGCTGGCGCTGCTGAATGCGGTTGCTACGGCGTCTCGACATTATCCGGCCAACCTCTTCCACATTTCCAAATCAAAGCCGTCGGTATCGACATTGTCAGCGGCAATGACAGCATCAGCCAAGTTGTGAGACTTCACGCCTAAGTCCTTCTTAAGCTTGGACTTCGGCACAACTCGCTTTTTCCCTTCGCTCTCCACCCACCAGGGAACGCAAAGCTCAGTAAACAAGGCGGTCAGCTTTTCAGGCCCAATCTCCGAAGAGAAGGACAAGACATCCGCTGCCTTGATTGATTGACCTCTGACAACCGCGTTAAAGGTCAGCATCGCCTTACGGGCCGTATTCGCCCAGGCTTGCGCCTTCAGGTTCAGATACTCATTCTTGTTGAGCGGGCTATTGTCGTTCTGCGGATCGCTCGGCTTGTCGCCATCCATCACCGCACCGCCGGCATGGAAGGCATAATGCTCCACACTGGCGCCGTTGCTCTGGTTCTGCTCGTCGATGTAGCCACCAACAAACGCGCCGACGCCGATCGTATCGTAAGACACAGTCGCCTTGGCGTTTCTGGCCTTGGTCCAAACGCGCTTTGCGTTCTGGACCAATTCATCCTTGCCGGATGACCAATCCTCGACATCGGTAAACACGCCGCCCAGCTTGTCAGCTGTCGCGCTCTTGTCCTCACCGTCGTCAGCTGGGTCGAAACCGATGATGTTTCGGCCAGTCAGGTCGATCCGCAGCACCGTATGAGCATCAATGCAGGCATCGAGCCATCTGCGCTTGAAGATCGAAAGCTCACTATCGCCGAGGGGAACGCCACCATAGATGTGTTCGAATGTCTCAGGATCGCGCTCCTGCATGGCAACGATATCGCGGGTTGCCTTCTCCGAAAGGAAAGGGTTTTCCGTGTGATTGATCTGATGGACGACGCAATGCGGTGGCGTATTCACCACGAAGTTGCGCCAGACATAGTCGGTCACGAACTTCGGATTGAATAGCAGGATCGCTAAGCTGTCTTCTTTTCGGATCGTCGGAGCGATGACGGTCCATTGCTCCTCGGTGAGCTTTTCAGCCTCCTCCACCCAGAGAATATCGATATCCGACGTTCCCTTGATGTCCTCAAGGTTGCGCTCTATGCCATAAAATATGAATTCTGATTCTGATGCCTTGTGGATGATCGTCGTCTTCTGGACGTCGAACTTATCCTTCAAGCCCAGATGATTGATCGCCCATTTCAGCTCCGTATAGACGGACTCCTGAATGCGGTTCTGGAACCGCCGGATGCACAAGACGCGCATCTTGACCGTGATATGGTCGATCAGGCGAACAAGCTGGCAGGCCGTATCTCTCGTTTTCGAACTGGATCGACCGCCATGAAGGACGGCGATATCGGCCTTGCCGAGGAAGACGCGCTCCCAGAAATCATAGAGCGCTGGATTGGTCAGCGGGAGATTGGCGTCGTGCTGGACGGCAGCATTCACTCGTTGCCCTCTTGCCGCAGAACCTCCCGCCATGTCCTGTTCTCGGTCTTGATTGGGCCGCCGTCTGCCCCGGTGTGCTGAAGCTTGGCTGGGGCGTGGCTGCCCTGCATCTTGTTCGCCTCACCAATGGCAGCGATCGTCGATCTGGGATCGGCCCTGATGTTCTTCTCGGCGATGACTTTGAGCATCACGAGACGGTCAGCTGCGGTCCACTCAGCCTTCTCGGCCGCTCTGGACTTTATCTCGCCAACTCGCGCCTGAACGTTGCCATTTGCTGCCAGCCGGCTTGCATGGCCCCTGTCAGGCTTGAAGCCGGCGTTCTCGTAGGCATCGTCTGCTGTGCTGCCCTTGGCCAACGCCTGGGCGAACTTCTCGTGCCGGGCGTTCTTGAGGACAGGCATGGTCTTTACCGTGGTTGGTTGCGCAGGTCCGATTTGAACGGACGATTTCATGGTTATGAGCCATGCGAGATATCGGGCTTCTCTACCGCGCAGTATTGGTTAGCCGCCATAGAAGGCGACTAGAGCGCCTTGGCGAGCGCCTTGGCGAGCGCCACGATTTCAGCCCACGCATGCACGTCGATGCCGAGTTTGTCATAGACAGCCTTGATCTTGGCTGCTGCGGCATCGAGCTCGTCGACGACTTCAGTGACAATCGCGGGG